CTAAATTAGACGAACCTCAAATCAATGTAATATCATGTTCAATGTTTCCCGAATATAACAAAAAAGCAATAACGATTTTAGAAGCACGCGATATTTTTACTATTATTGATTATAAGAAAAAACAAAATTTTAAAGCACTAAAAACAGATCTCAACGACGTAATTAAAGCATCTTTAACAGACATGAAAATAGCACTTAACACTCGAACTGAAAAACCAACACCAGGAAAGCACGAACCTAGAAGTGAAAACTTCCAGAAGGCGATTGATGAATATCTCGAATTTAGAAAACAAAAAGATGTAATACCACCAACACCAACAGAAACAGCTAAAATTGACCGAGCTTTCGCTAGATTAAATGACGCAGTAGACCAAATGACGAAGAAAGACGGTAAAGTAGTTTTAGACAATTCAATAGTAGCACCACAATCAGCAGATGCATTATATGCAACATTATTCGAAATTATACAAAAAACTTTTATTTATGGAATTACAGCAGCAACATCACTCTCAGTAGCAGGAGCTTGGCTTGAATGGTCGACTAATACATCACCAGCGACCGCCCCAACATTCATGAGACTGAAACATTTTCTATGGAAAACATTGAAGGCTGTAGTAATTACAGCTGGAGCATGTGGAACATTAGCAATAGTTTCAACCTTATTTTCAAGACAAGAATCAGGCACAACAAAAACAGCAAAACCATCAATATTACCACTCAAAGTAGTTCCTCAATCAGGCGATTTGACAGAATTTATAAAAAGATCTTGCGGACAATTAGAAATGGAAAAGAGTAGAATTAGAGTAAATTGTTTATTTATAGGCGATAGATATATATTAACTGTAAAACATTTCTTTCACGACAAATCATTTGAAATGATCCCTGACAAAACTAGAATCATCATTAGAAAATCAACATGGAACAGGGAAGATATATTGAATTTGAAAAATCACGTATTATTTATTTAAAACAAGCACTAAATCTCGTAGATGGCAGTCAAATTAGAG